TTCTGCCACAGCGAAGGTTGGTGCCATTCCATTAGTTGCTTCTCTCATTTCTTTGATGATGCGGATTGCTTCAAAGAACAGTCCGCTACGGTTTCCGTCTAACCCTGCCCGCTTACCTGCTACTGACAGGTCTTGGCATGGGAATCCGTAGGTGATTACGTCTACCGGGGGCAGGTCGTAGCCTGATACTTCTGATACGTCGCCCCATCTAGGTACGTCAGGCCAGTGGTGTGCCAATGTTTGTTGGCAGTGTTTGTCCCATTCGACTTGGAATTTGCAGTCGTATCCTGCTGCTTCGAAGCCGAGGTCAAAGCCTCCGACCCCTGCAAATAATGATCCGAATGTTGGTTTCATTGTTCCTCTTCAAGCCCGGTGATTGTTTGTCGTTTCGGTCCTGGTTTGCGACGTATCCGTATCTTGTTGTTGCGGATGTCGTGTCGTTCTGTTGGTGTGGTGCCACCGTAAATTCCGTATTGGTCTTCTATCGCCATAAAGGATAGGGCGTACTGTAAGCATTGTTCGGTGACCGGGCATTGTTTGCAGATCGCTAACCCGTATTGTTTGAGGGCAGGGTAGCCGTCTGGCGGGTGGAACCAGTCGGGGTCTGCTCCTTTGCAGGCAGCTTTTCGCATCCATTCAGGTGTCATCGTCTGACAACCCTAGTTTTTTGCGGATTGTCCTTCTGTCTTTTCCTGTCATACCTCCCCATATTCCCATGAGGGCGCGTTCGGAGAATTGTAGTGACCAGTCGCAACATTCTTTTTGTACTGAACATTCGTTGCAGATTGCTTTGGCTTTCGCAACTTTTTCTTTTGATGCGCCTTTGTCGGGGAAGAACACGTTTGTTGGTGTGTTCCGACAGTTTGCTTGTTTGCGCCATTTGTCTTCGTCTGGGTTGAACAGGATTTGTGAGATAGGGAGTTTGAGTTGAGGGTCGTAAAGGTTCACTTGTCGGTTGTTTCGTCAATGATTTCGTCTTGGGTGATGATTTCTAGGGCTGCTGCGACGCGTGATTGGAGTCCGAGTGGCAGGCTTGCCCAGTATTGGGGGCGTTCTGATTCGATGATGGCGTACACGGCGTTGAGTAGTGACAGTGTGTGCCGGTGTTTGGCACATTCTTCGTTGTACAGGTCTTCCATTTCTTCGAGCAGCATTTCTGTCATCAGCATCCGTTGGAACATTTCTTTTTTGTTGTGTGCCATTAGCAATACCTGCTTGGTGTTTGGAGGCTCATGTACCAGGGTTGGCACCAGATCCCGTAGTTTGTTTCACTGTATCGTGCGAGCCATAGGGCGGCTGTCAGATTGGTGTGTGGGTCGAATAGTTGTTCTGGTTCGGTGGCTATGTTTTCTGAGATCAGCCAGTGTTGGTGTGCGTTCCATTGGATTTGGAGAACTCCGTATGCTCCGGTTCCGATGACTTCGTGTTGTCCTCGGGATTCGCCGTATGCGATTCTGTCGAGGGTGGGTAACCATTCGGCGGGCCAGCCAACTTGGATTGCTGTTTCCCAGAGTTCCGGGTAGCGAGCTGTTTCGATTCCGGGGATCGGCTGTGTTGTCGTTGTGGTGCTGGGTGCTGTCGTTGTGCTTGTTGTGGTGGTTGTCGCCTTAGAACGCAATCTAGGGGGGTCTGAAGCGATTGTGGAGGTAGGGGGAGCCACCTCCATTGGGGCTTCAGTAGTTGCGTTGTACCCAAGCACGGATATGACAAGGAAAACGACCCAAGAAATAATTTTCATGGTGGCCTCCGGTCAGTAACCGGCATCCTTCAGCAAGCGGGCGAGGTCTTCGAGTCGCATTACTGCGTATTGGTCGCCTGCGTCGCCTTTGCCACGTCGTTTTGCTACAACGATGCCATAATCAGCAGAAGCATTAGCGCGTTCCACGCTAGCTTCTTCCAGCCACTCCGAGAACGAGAGTGTTTTATGGTTCTTGCACTCCCAAACCAGTCCTGGTGTTCCGGTGATGTCTCCGAGGTCATAGGTGCCTGCTAACGCTCTGCGTTCGGCGTGCGGGAAACCATGTTCGGCAAGATATCTGACGACAAGCGTTTCAAACGCTGTCCCTTTTTGTTTGTTGCGGCTCATCTCGTTCCTCCATCGTTTTGCGTCGCTTCCCTGCCCCGCATGAGTGCATGGGTGGGGCTAGCAACGGTCGATATGTGGTGAGCGTTTGGCCGCATGTGCGGCACCACCATTCTACCTTTTGTTGCGGTTTCATGTCAGAAAACTTGCAGCAACCTCATGTTGGTTGCTTCGTTCTCAATCTGGATACTGCTTTTTGACGTTGTGCCTGTTGACAGCAGACGGTAAATCAGCATCCGAGTTACCGACTGATGTATTCCTTGACTCCGCATGTATCTGTACGCGTGACGTACCCGGCATAGGTCTAACGGCAGAACATCCATGTACAAACTTTTTGTTGTTCTGTCTCGGCGGGCGGTAATGGTCAGATAATTAACTTTGCTCATGTTTCCTCCTTGCCCGTGTTAGAACGGGGCTTCTTTTTCTTCTTGTGGTGCTGGTCCTTCGACACGCTCGATACCGCCGAACCGGATTGACAACGAGATGTCGTCCGCTAGGACGTTCATGCGGGTGACTTCTACACCTTCTTTGTTGGTGTAGGTGTCTTCGGTGAGTTTGCCTTCGACTACGACACGGGTGCCTTTGCCGAGCGATACTGCTGCGTGTTCTGCGAGGTCACCGAACGCTGTGACGTTATGCCAGATCGTTTTCTTTTTGTCGTCACGACCCGAAGTGTCGGCAACACTAAACTTCAGGATTGCCATAGCTGACTGTGAGTATTTGAGTTCGGGTTCACGCCCGACGTTTCCGCTGATTTGGATACGGTTCATTTTGAAATCATCTCCTTGAATGATTCACGCAGCCGGTCAAGGTCTGCGAGGGTTGCTGTTTTAAAGTCTTTTACGGTTGCGTGTTCGCAAACTTCTTGTGGGTCAAGTCCTGCACCTTTGCACGCATTGATAAATTTTTCAATGACTTGCTGGTCGGCACGGGAATCGTCCGTGGGTGGCGCGCTTGGCATCGCTTCCGGCTTTTTTGCTGGTGCTTTCTTTTTCGGTGCAACGTCTGATTCGCCACCCCATTCCTCTTTGCTCCACAACGACACGGCGATACCGAACCTCATGGCGGTGTTGCGGATTAGGTCTGACCACAGTTCTTTCAACAAGTCTTGCTTGTTGTGTGGCGCAGAGCCGACACCGAGCCTGGTGTGGCCGAGCAAGGTGAGTGCGCCCATCATGTGCGCCATGCCGTTCTCAACACGGTAAGCAGGCAAACCATCGTCGTCGATCTTGATTGGTTCCAACTTCCAGAGGGGGTCAATCTCTGTCAAGATGCGGGTGATCTCGGCGTGTCCAACATATGACAACTGAATGTTGCCACGGGGCAACTTGCCCACAATGCTGGGGTCGGGTACTGCATACTTGTCTAAAACAAGGCGCAGTTTTTCTGCGTTCGGTTCGTCCATTATTTTCCTCCTGTTAGACGCAACACACGGAACGTGCTGCTCGTCTGATACTCACTGTACAACTCTGGATGATCAGAAGCAAATCTTTTCTGATCGAACCCTGCACGAGACTGCTGCTTCCAAGTGACAGCAGTATTGCCACCAATAGTGCCGACCGTTGCGCCGTCCAACGCTAAACCGAGTTCGGCTTTCAATTCGTCCTCGCGTGCAGTGATTTCTTTCTTCTCTGCTTGAACTGCCCGCAACTGTGAAAGCAACGCTTCATAATCGTCAATGGCACGGGCTTCCTCATCAACAGGCAAAGTTTTAGCGATGTCATCGTAGGTGTGTTCCCATTCGTTAGGGATAACGCCGCTTGCAACGGTACGACAAAAGTTAGACACCCGACCGATGTGTTTACCGACAACGCCCTCATCAATCTTCTGTGTGTACAAATGCAAATCAAGAGTGCTATCGAAAATGCCCCACAAGATTTCTTTCACACCAGTACAAGCGGCCTGGTGAACACCTTGCCAATACCAGTAGGCAGGTAGCGGACCGTACCCGTCGATGTCTGCTGTCTCATCCCACTGACGGTTGTACGTCTTAATCTCGACAACCAGTTTCGGGTTGTCCTGTTCACCGACAATGCCATCAAGCGTCGCAATCAACGAAGCCCCACCACTTGTCACCGTGTACATCACTTCAGGTGTCACAACTCGTTCACCGATCTCGTCTGACACCCACTGCAAAATGACTGGCTCCAAACGGTTGCCGCGCTCCATCGCACGATTCGTTTCCGTAACCTCAGGTTCGTCAGCAAGTTTGTCGTAAGCCAACGCCCATTTCGTTTTGAAACGATGCTCCCCATGCACAGCAGCAGCTTCGCTTGCTGACACCACCGGGTAACCAGTTACGTCACGCTGACGCAAACGCAACCATTCCATTGAGCCATGCTCAGGTTTAATTACAGTTCCGTAATTCATGTCCCTCCTTCATTAGACGCACCTAGTTCTACCAGAAGGGTGTCACAAAATCAATTACGTTATGTCTTCGTGGTGCCAGTTCACCGGCAAATGAATCACCAAACTGTAAATCGAAACAATGTTTTCCATCGGAATATGCGTCACATCAGAAGCCAGCTCGGGGTTCTCTGGGTCAGGCATAACCGTGCCGCACAACGTCAGATGACCCTCTAAACATTTCGGCCAAACCCAGCCGGTAGACAACGCCAACGTTTCTTTACCTTTATAGGATTCGACATCAACCCAAGTGTCTGATGCTGAAGACGTGTCACGCCACTGGACAACAACTAACGCCCAAGTGTTATCCGAAGGATCATAGATTTCTTCGCTCATTCGTCCTCGCCGTCGTAAGGTTCACCATGTCTATCACATTCACGGCATCGACGGCCAGTGTTCACAGGCCACACTTCCCCACAATCGGGGCAGCACAGCAAGATAGTGGTCATTTTTTGCCTCGGTTGCGCGCACGGTTCTTGCTTGCATCTTCCCGCACGATGCGACCATCTTTCGTGTGCGAACCGTCTGGTCCTCCGTTGCCTGCTAAACCTTCTGCCCGTCGCCATGCCGACAGCTCGGCACGCTTTTTGCGTTGCTCTGGGCGTGCATTGATTTTCTTGTCGGTAGCGGCCTTTTTGCGTCGAGCGTCAGGGTTGTCCCTGTAATACTTCGCTGACCGTTTCGGGTTTTTTACCTTTGGAGGTGCCATTTACACAGTGTACAACTTGCCTCTGAACCATGCTTGCCCGTCATGTATGGCGATCTGTTCGTAGAAGAAGTTGCCGTCACCAGGTTCAAACATGACGACACCTACACCTTGTTGCCAGTCCTCGACGACGTTGAGTGGCCGTCCGTCAAGATCAATCCCGCCGCGCGTCGAAGGGACCGCTCCGTTCGTTTTCGCGAGGCATCCAGGGGATGCGGCCATGACAGTTTTAGCCCCGTCGTAATCATCCCTAGATCTCTCTGCCCATTCCCTGCGGTGGATGTGTCCGTAGATGACGGAACATTTCTCGTTCGCAAGGTACGCATGAGCCGTTGAGCCATTCGATTTGACACGGTTGCCGTGAATGACTTTGATTTTTTCGTTGATCCAGTAGTTCCCCGCTGGATACCCTGGAACATAACGAACATTGGCATCATCAAAACGGCAAAGAAAAGGTACGCTAAGAACAGGTAGACCGTGAGTGTCGTTGCCACGTTTAAGTCCGAACGCTGCTTTAAGATTGTCAAGTGCCGCATTGGTGATCCTTTCTTCATGGTTGCCAGCGAGCCACACGATTTCTGCATCGGGCGCGCAGGCTCGTAGTTCAGCAGCGAACGTAGCTGCACGGTCAATAGATGCTTGCGATGTGAGAGCGAACGCGGGAGAGGTGCGGTATTTCCCGAACTCGGGAGCGTCGAGCATGTCGCCAACACACACCACCACCTCAGGGTTCAAGTCACGGATCATCGACAGACACAAACTGATTGCGTCCTCATCATGCGTAGAAACCAGCTCGCCTTCAGCGTCCCTGTAATAACCGATCTGTGCGTCAGGCACAATGACAGCAGTACGCCACCCTTCAGGCTTAGGAAGCCCCTTCACGGGCTTTACAGAGCATTTGACGGGCGGTG